CTCACATTCTTCCTCTTTGTTTTTGAGATAGTGGGTAATAAGCATCATCGCTCTGTCAACGTTGAAGGTGTTCACGACAAAAGTCTGAACTCTCTCGTCTTCATTCTCCCCATCCGTGAATGTGACTTTCGTCTCAATCTGGTAGAATTTCTTTTCATTCGGTTTAGATTCTTCGTCACTATCTTCCATCTCATCGTCCATTTTGTCAACGTATTCTGCCATAGTGATTTCATTTTTGAGATAGGCAAGCGAAGCATCGTCAACCTTGCGTTCTTTCAAGTTGTCAGTAAGAATCACGCAAGAATCGAACTCCTTTATCATTGTCAGGGTGAATCCGAACTGATAATTGAGTTCGATGTAGTCTTTCAAGATAAGGCAAGCATTCTCTAGCCCAGTGGCATACAGCAAGAACTTATACTTCTTGTCACTTATTTGTGCTTGTGCAAGATAGGGATATAAGAACTTGTTTTCATTCTCGAACGCCAAGCGGTTCTGGTTACTGACTTCCACTTCCTTGATACCGTCGGCCTCCATACTGAAACGAATTTTCGCCAAAGTGTCTTGGTCTATCAGCGTGCCATGGTCAAAAAGAATTTCATTCCGTTCGATGGTTACTGTTTCACCTGTATCTTCATCAATGAAAGATTCCTCCCATGTTTTGAGGACACGTTTTGCAAGGTACATGTTGAGCATCTTTTTCGGGTCAGATGTCACATACCTGATTTCTGTTTTTCTTGTTTCTATCATAACTAAATAAATTCTTGATTTCTTTGTATTTCCTGCTGTTCCTCAAATTTCCAACAATATCCACCTGCTGTTTTTCTTTTGTTGTTACAACATTGTGAGATATTTTGAAAATTTATGCCGGTATCTCTACAAGCGTCCATTAATGTCAAATGTCGCTTTATAAAAGCTCCATTCTTATCTAATTGAATAACTACTTTACCTTGAGATACGGCCCTTCTTCTTTGGGCAGTACCATAACTCAAATTATAAGCGTGAGTACACCATTCCAAATTAGACAAGCTGTTATTGCTTTTGTTTTCATCTTTATGATTTACAACTGAATACCTATGAGGATTGGGTAAAAAAGCCTCTGCTACTAAACGATGAATGTTAAGTGTATGTGAGCGTCCACCTTTGAATAGGTTTACACATTTATATCCACATCTATCTTGTAGTTTAAGGATATGCGGCTTTTTCTTCATTAATTCACCATTTTGTAGTCTTACGTAACTGCATATAGATTTAATTCTACCCCTGTCTGATACTTGATATAAACCTTCATATCCGACAACATCTTTCCATATTTCTGCCATTATAAATAATCTTTATTTCGTCCAATCTCTATTTCCATTAGTTGAATCAATCTATCTTCATCAGCAGAAGGTAAATATATTCCGCATTCAGCACTTGCCCAATTACGAAAACGGGTAATACTTGTACTCATTTCTGCACTATCTAAATCAGCAGAGCTGCGCAATATCTTTATCCGTCCCAAATACTTGTCGTCTCTCTCACGAATGAAAATGGATGGATTAACAAGCTTTTTATAATACTGTTGCTTCACCCACTCCAACGTGTTTCCGGTCTCACACGCAAAGTAACCTAAAATCACATGCAAATATTTATTGCTTTGCAGGCTTCTTTTAGGCTTTTTCTCTGTGAGTTCTACAACCTTACCGCTTTCTGCGAGCTTTGCAGAACGAGCCTTAAATTGCTCTTTCTGCAAAGGGTTTGAAGTATCGTAAAGGGACATACATTAAAAAGGCAAATCGTCCTTTACATTGCCATTAGCATCAACCGGAGGTGGAAAGTTCTGCGGCTGTTGCTGATAAGTCGGTTGTGGCGCTGGCTGTTGTATCGATGTTGTCTGTTGGGATTGAGATACACCGCCACGCGCTTCTATTTTATAGCATCGAATGGATACCATACGTTTGAATTCTCCGTCTTGATTCGTCCAAGAACGCCCTTGTAAGACAAATGATACAGTAACAACATCACCCTGATTAAAGCGGTCAAGTTCTGTACACTTGTCACCCGAAAACTCTAAGGGAATAATGTTCTCATACTCGCTACGCTCTCCCGTATAAGGGTCGTAAGTGGTAGCATCTAAAATAAACTCCCGTTTTATAAATGAGGAACCACCGCTTTTGGATGGTATTTGAACGGTTTGTCCGATTTCGATTATCCGTCCGGTTATTTGGTTTGCCATTAATTTTCTCCTCCAAATATTTTACGATCGGTAATTAATTCCCTGTTTTCCTCCAGGAACCGGATAAATTCCTCACAATGGTTAGTGAGGATAGGTATATCACGTTCGGGGTTGAAAACGTATGTTTCTGTATAGGTATCTACCACATAACCGCCTTTGTTGAACTCTACGATGTTGTACTCGAAAGTCCTCACATCTGAGCCGTTCTGCATTAAAGCGTATGGATATACTAAATGCTGGTGGTGATCTTTGAACTTTCCCACGGTATAACTACCGGTTGTTTTGATGTCGTGAACACTGGTAGGCATCAGCTCGTCAATTACCCCATAAACCAAAACATTGCCGTATGCGGTTGGAAGAATCGCTTCTACTCTTTGTTGGGTTAATGCTCCTTTGAAGTAACCGGCAAACTCTCGGCAAAGTGAGATTGGGAAAGTAAAAACACGATTATTATAGGTAGCTTTCAAACCTATAACCTCATAGGTCTGAACCTCATCGTAATACAAAGGTTTACCTGTTTCGTCACAAGCTCCTTCGCGTATTACCTTATATATCTTTTCAACCTGCACCGTTTCGGATTTCCGATTTTCAACCATACAGTCAATAACCTCATTAAAGGCTGTTCCCTTGTCTGCCGCTTCGCTGTCGAATGGCCTGCGGTTAATCCGGTCTATCAGTTCTTGAAACTGCTTCTGCCGAAACTCTTCTTCCGTATATGGTGGATTCTCACTCCACCCATAATAACGCTCATATATGACATCGCTATTAAGGTAATTGAAGTAAGAATCCAACAATGTTGCATATATACGATAGTTAGGCTGCATCTGAGTAGATTTTAGTTTCCTTATTGAATACCAGTCCCAAAGCCTTTACCTTTGCAGCAAACAAATTTCTCGCCATCATCAAAGAACTACCAACGTGTTCAAACTCATTGATATGTGAAGCGAACTCATTAGCGGAGTTGGCATCGGTGATAAATTCAATGCTTTCTTTTATTTCTTCTATCACCTTGTCATACTTTTCCTGCGCTTCCTTCTTGGCAGCAAGCATACCCAAATACGAATTGATTATCTTGGCGGTGATAAAGTCGTTCTTTGCGGTTGGATTACCATTCTTGTCAAGGATGGTAGGAACTTCCATCACTGAAGGAAGATTGCATGTATTCTTACCGTCATTTCTTGAAGTCGGGTCAAAAGTTATAGTGCGTCTTTGAACACCTCTTTCGCTTTTCATTTCAAGATAGCCGAGCAAATCCAGTTCGGTAACGATGGAGTTGTAGGACTTTTCACGCAAGGCAGGGATAAACACGGTATCATCACCTTCTTTCCGTGTGTCGCGATGGGCAACGAAAATGATGTGCTTGTTAAGCCCCGAAAGTGTTCGTGTCATCCATGAAAACTCCGCATTGATACCACTCCAATCCCTGATAGACGGTTGGCGGCTGCCACATTTATAAGTAATGATGAAATCCATCATCTTACCGATAGTATCAACTACAATGGTCTGATAAGCAGACAAATCCTCCTGCAAGACCTGTTGAACATCACTCCATGAAGTGACCTGTACGGTATCTATGTTTTCCAAATGCGCCATATTCATACGCTTAACGCCATTATCGAAATCCAATAATAACGGTTTCGGTGCGCTCAATGCCACTGTTGATTTTCCCATACCAGCCTGGCCGTAAATCATCATTTTCACTGTGGTAGGGATTACTAATTCATTTGATTTTTTGATAAGACTCATAATCGTAAAATTTAAAGGGTTAATTATTCTCTTTCTGTAGAATAGCATCTACATCACTTTTTCGGTACAATCTCTTACCTCCTATTTCCAACCTGCACAAATATCCAATTTTATGCCATCTCCATAAGGTTGACTTATCGGTATGTAGAATCTGACTTGCCTCTTTAATGGTCAAGTAGTCCTCTTCCGGTCTGATGAAAGAGTCCTTGATACCTCTCACTGTCTTTTTTACAAGATGTTCTGCGAACTCTTTCAAATCAGTGGACTTTATAGTCAAAGTAACATTGGCACCACTATTTAAAATATCCTCCATGTTCATTCTCTTACCCTTTCTATATGTTCAATTCTAAATCTTCGTAACCTCCTCATATCACCTTGTTCGTGGCAAAGCGACAGAGAAAATATACACAGTAAGCAACATGCGACGGACACACGGACTATAGGCGAAAAATCCATTGTGAGCCTCACACCGGCTATCCGTTCATAAAGCATGGTTGCCAATTCCCGACCATTCCTCACCTGCAAAACATCAAATGCCTTCTGTAATTGGTTGTTTACCGTTGAAACAGCCCTGCATTTAAGATTTGCAATTTCTTTCTTCTCATACCCTTGTGCGTACATTCGTGCTGTAATCTCGCATTCGGGTGTGAGCTCTGTAAATACTCTATCCATAATCGTGTGAGTTGATAATTAGTAGTTCCTTACTACATAGAACTTCCCTTTAGGAGCTCCTTCTTGCTGAATAGAATAAAGTACATCTTCCGGTTCTACAAGCCGATTGGCTCTCGCCAAACGATTCAAATCTTGAACCATACGGGACACTTTCACATAAAGAGATAAAGAAAAAGGTAGCTTATCGTTTTTCTTTATCAACTTCTCTTTGACTTTTTTTCTTTCTTCTGATTCTTTTGCCATAAGATTTAATTTTAAATTAATGATTCGTGGACAAGCCCGGACTCGAACCGGGATGAGATGTCTGCTTTCATGATGCGTCCAACATTACTTGCATACAGATTTTCACTGAACTCGCTCTGGTATTGAGTGCGTCTACCAATTCCGCCACTTATCCGAAATAAGAAAGGTGCACTATCTTCACAGACGGTACACCTAGTACAAACACAAAATAAAACACGACAAAACAGTCCATACTAACACTTTTTACGCAACTCCATACCGGTTATCACTGCGAGTATAACAGACAAAATAAACATTGTGGATGTCAATACAATCCCCGTCATGTACAGAGGACCATCCTTTATTATGGAATTGCATAACATCATTGTCATACACAGCAATACAAGCAATGAAAAAGAGAACATAATTATCTTCATAGCATTGTCATTGCAATCAGTTCATCACTGTAGAATTCTACAAAATCATGCTTCCCGAACTCTACCGTTATTCTATCTCCATTGATGGCGCAAATCGCCCCAATCCTGCTTTCCCATCCGGGATGCTTGCACTTAACCGGCATACCTATATATGGCATACGTGATTTATACATACTTTTTCCCATAATCGTGTGATTTTAAATTTTACCGCCCGTACAAGGATGAGGTAAAACGGTGCGCACTTCGCTTTGCCCGTGGCTTTTAGTACGGTAGTAGCACTGACCTTTGCTGCGGTTGTGTACCCTACCCGATTCTTGCTATCGGATGCCAGTCTTTAGCTGTCAATAGGGCTATATTGTCGATGTGCGTGTCGGTCGCCTAATCCGTCATTACTTACACCTCAAAGACTATGGTTACACATCTATTAATTGTTAAACATTGCACAACTCGCAAGCCCCAACTTGCTTATGTGCGTTCGTTATCTTTGGTTGGCAAAAACGGCTTATGAATTACACCGTAATTGCTTTCACAGACTTGCCAAAGAACCAATCAATAGTGCCCTACCCGATTCTCGCTATCGGTTGCCGTTCAATCCGTCAATAGGGCTGTCGTGCGTGATACAATCGTGTGATTAATCATCGTAAAAGAACTTCTCGCCCGGCTTTCTGAAAAGCCTATAACTTGCATACAAGCAGCCTAATACTATCAATGCCTCTATCATAATGCCATTCTATCAAGTTGAAACTCTATGTAATCAATCTCTTCTTGGATAACCTCTAAGGCTTCTTCTTTGGTATCGGTATTACAGAAAGCACAAGCCTCTGTGTCAGACATCTTATCAACTCTATCAAGGTCTATACAAGCCCTATCCAAAGCCTTCTCAAGCCCGTAGGCTTCTACACTGTCACATACTCTATAGTTTCTCATATCAGGCAATTTTTAAAAGGTTAGCTTTCTTAAAGCATCTGAACTCTTGGCGTTCAGTATCATAGTAAGTTTGAACGGTGTCGTTCTTCTTTCTGTTGTCAGTACCAGCAATGGCCGGCATCAGCTTTTCATTTAGTGTACCGTAGGCTTCTCTCACAGAACCGTCCACCTTTTGAAAGTAGAATTTCACAATCTTGCTTTTCATCTGCAATTTCAATTTCATGTTAGCCCAAGCAACTTTCAGTGTTTCACTCATTGAAAAACCGTTTCTCTTCACGAAAGACCATGCCAAACTCATGACCTCTTTCATTTGATTTTTAAAATTCGTGCTCATAGCCGTGTGATTTAATATGTTTATACTATTTTATCCTATCAATCTATTTTTTATCTTTGTTGCGTCAATGAATGATTGATGATGCAAATATACTATCTAAAAAGATACCATCAAAACAAGTAGTATCTTTTTGGATGGCAACAAACATTATTTAACTATTAGAGCGGTTTATACCTTATTATAATATGAAGAAAGAAAATTGGGCTTTAGTATTGAGTGGAATTGCGATAGCGATAAGCATTATTGCATTATGTATTTCTTGCCCTCACAAGGCAGAGTTAGGATTTGACTATCAAGGCGTATTGGTTGGTGTTCTATCATTACTTGTTACAATTTTGATAGGATGGAATATATATACGATAATTGACATAAAAAACACAAGAGATAAGATTGATGAAATATCAACTGGAGCATCATTCATGGTACAAAAAAACATGGCTGTTTCTGAAAACACCAACTGGATGATATATCATTATTTATTATTAGGAAAAGACCCATTGGGATTAGAATACAGATTTTTATATCATGGAGTTGCATGCTTATTCCATACATCACAATTCTCTGATATAACGACTTGCAATGTGGTAGTAAAAGGATTACTTGAATGTATAGCAAATCCTAAATCTATAACTATAACAAAAAAAGGAAAGAATGACATTCTCAAGCTTTTATCTGGCGTGAAACACACCGACAAAATAGAAGGATTCCTTGAATTATTAAATAGGATCGCTTTAGTGAACGTGAAGTAACGAAGTGGTAATCCGTCATTGATGATTGTATTTGAGAATACAACTCCTTACCTTCATCGCTGTCTAAGAATTCTGTAGAAAAACCTTCGGGAATATTCTTTTCCATAATAATAAGTAAAGCGACCAACTCCAAAGTTGCGGTTTGAAGTGAAGTCGTCTATATAATCCCTTGCGGGAACAGTTAAACAATTTAGTTGGTATCATCCGCAACTTGATTCCAGCACAAATATAAGTATCTTTTATGATACCATCAAGAACTATGGAAACTATTAAAGATAGATTTTATGCGGTAATGGAAAAGCTTGGCTTAAATGACTATAAAGTGTATACTACCATTCCAAGCATCACAAAAAATATGATGTCAAAACTTAGAACTGGGGAAACAGGAGAAGTTTCTACTAAAATAATAGCTCCATTTTGTTCGTATTATGAGAATGCGAATCCAGAATACATTCTCACCGGAAGAGGAACACCACTAAAGGAAGAAAACGCCTTGAGCGAAACAATCAATATTCCTGCTTCAAACGGGATAGCTGTAACTTCCGAAAAGGAGTATAAAGAAGCTATGGAGAAAGGATTTCATCTTCTTCCAGAAGTAACTTTCAAGTTTGCCGCCGGTCAGGCAGAATTGATAAGCAAAACAGAAGATATTACCCGTTATTGGTATCTTCCCGATTGTAAAGATTGCGAAGGAGTTGCCCAAATTGTAGGAAATTCAATGACGCCTGCGCTTCCTGCCGGATGCTGGGTTGCACTCAAAAAATACACTCTTCCTCGTAATAATCCAAATGCAATTCCATTTGGGAATATTTTCGGAGTAGTTGTTGAAGATGAAATTACCGGAGATTATCACGGTCACATTAAAGTTATTCGCAGATATAAAGACCAAGAAGTATCTCGAAAATACTGGATAGCTCATTCAATAAATGAAAAAGAGTTTGATGACTTCGATATAGAAATTGCTCAGGTTAGGAGCTTATGGATAGTTAAACAACATATTGTAAGTGATATATTATTGTAGATGATATCTAAATACTATGGGACTATATTTCAGAAAAAGAATTAAGATACTTCCCGGAGTGCACATGAATATTAGCAAATCCGGTACAAGCTGGTCAGTTGGTCCACGTGGGGCAAAAGTTAACTTTGGGAAGCGTGGCACTTATGTAACAACCGGAATACCGGGAACCGGAATTTACTCAAGAACAAAAGTCTGTAGTAATGGTATATCTAATCGTAGAATGCAATCAAGCAATATTGATTCTGGATATGAGATTAAAAATTACACAGGATGTCTTTTCTCAGCGATATGCTATGCGCTTGCAATCATATTGCCGATTTGCGGTGTGCACTTCTCTGTATCTATATTTCTTATTATAATAGGATTTGCATTGCATCTATCGTCGGTTGAAAAGAAGGAAACAGTTCAAAGCAATAATGAGGTTGACAACGGTAATAATGCCAAAGTTGTAGAAACGCCTATAAACAGGGCAATTATAGACACAGAAGAAAAAGAAGAGGAATTCATAACGGAGGAAGATGAAGAAAAAATAGAGTACCCCTCTGTAGAAAAGGTTGACATGACAAGGCTTGACCCACTATTTGAAGATGCAGCTCGATTAGTTGTTATCCACCAACAAGGTTCCACTTCATTAATTCAACGTAAATTCGCTATAGGCTATAATAGAGCAGGGCGTATTATGGACCAACTGGAATGTGCTGGTATTGTAGGAGAAACAAGTGGGATTAAAGCGAGAGAAGTTTTATGTAAAGACGAAAATGAACTCGAATATAAACTAAACCATTTGGAAAAATCTCGTTTTGAAAGACTTCAACAAAAACAGGAAGAAGAATTTGAAGAAGCATCTCAACGAGAAATACAGAATGAAAGTTCAAGATTAATTAAATTGGGCATAGATTTAGAAAAGGAAGGTATGATAAATGAAGCTATAGCTATATATGAAAAAGCTATCATACCACAACTTCCAGCAACACATCCCTATGATAGACTAATGATTCTCTATCGGAAAAAGAAAGATTATGATAATGAAGTCAGAATCATCAAGATAGCCATAAGCGTATTTATGAAAGAAAATGAACGCAGGGCAGGAAGAGTAATTGAAAATGATTCATCATTATACAAACAAGTAATGCAAGCACTTGAAACGAATGAAAGCATCAAGTATGAGGATGGGAAATGGGCTTTCGTTCAATATGACGTAATGGAGTATATTACAAGACTTGAAAAAGCCCAAAAACTGTATAAGAAATCTCAAGAACAATCTAAATTATAAAAGTCATGAAAAAATTATTAATACTACTATTTTTCATACTAATATTCGGTAGTTGTACAACCAATTATTTTTTATGTGAAACCGCAGGTCCTGTAAAGTTATACGCATCGCCAAATACTAACTCGACATATATAGAAGTACCTGTTGGCAAAAACTTAATTTCAACAGGAAAATACAAGAAATACAGAAGAGCTAAATACGGTAACAAAAGAGGTTATGTATATAAAACAAGATTCCTATCAGAAAAGAAAATTCGTTCTTTATCTGATTGGAATTTTGATTCTGAAACATCTACATATAAATATTCGCATTCTAATCATGCACTTAATAATTCAACAAAATATAAGTATAAGCCAACATCAACTGGTGGTACTGTCCAAGTTAAAGGATACTATCGAAAGGATGGAACTTATGTTAAGCCACATACAAGAAGAGCTCCTTCTAGGAGAAAATAACAAACTAAATATCTAAGATTATGAAAAGAGGAATAATACTATTTTTTTCTTTCTTATTTCCTTGCTTGTTAAATGCCCAACTTTCCACTCAGCAAGATACCATAAGATATGTTATGGCAAATCTAAATTTGAGAGAGTCTCCTAATACGACCTCTGCTATTATTACTCAAATACCTAAAGGCACTCAAGTTACCATAGATGAAGACTGTGAATGTAAATGGATTCCGATAAACTATAATGGATACATAGGATATGTTTCGACTAAATACCTTTCAAAAGAAAAAATAGAATGTACTACTACATACAATAACAGTACGTCTATTAAATATTATACAAATTCAAAGGGAGAAAGAGTACAATCTCCAACTTATTATAATTCCGCGCCTCCTGGAGCAACAGCTTTATGTAGAGATGGAACATATAGTTTTAGCAAAAGCCGTAGAGGAACATGTTCACATCATGGTGGAGTTGCAAAATGGCTAAAATAACAAATTAGACACATAAGATTATGATTGACTTTCTAACCATCATACTCCTAATATTCGGAGTACTGCAAATCATCCTCTTCTTCAAGGTATGGGAAATGACGAATGCCATCAAAGAGATAAGGAACAAGTACCTCAAAGACGAGGACGAGAAACGAAGACAAAAAGCAGAATACGCCCCATCTCCTAAAATCAGCGGTGGGGTTAAAACAACAATATAGCCGGAATTATTTCCCGGCTTTTTCTTTCCCTATTCGCAAGTTGTGCAAATGTTGTGCAACTATCATAAAAAGAAAATGCTAACAAGTTATCAATGAACCTATTAGCATTTTTCCTTGTGATTCCGTTGCGATTCGAACGCAAGACCCACGCCTTAGAAGGGCGTTGCTCTATCCAGCTGAGCTACGGAACCAGCCTTAATTGCGGTGCAAAGGTACGCTTTTTTACGAATATTGCAAATTTTTGTATCACCTTTTTTCGTTACCTATGTATAAAAGGCTCATTTGCTACATAAAAAGTAATGATTAGTTACCTTTACAAACAAGATACACGGTATTTATATACAGATGTATTAAAACATTTTGCAAATTATCAATGTTACTAATTATAAAAAGTAAAAATATGGAGGAATATTCAAGTAGGAAAAGTAGCATTGACCCGAAAATGAATGAAAGAGTAATAACAACTAAATTTTAAAGAG